CATGGGCACGGCGCAAGCGAGAGCCAGGGCGAGGGATTCAGCGAGCCGCTATCAGACGAGCGTGCACAGGTATCGGGCTAACACGATCGCCCGTACCGAGACGATGCGTGCCGCGAGTGAAGGCAGGATGCAGGCATGGAATCAGGGGCTCACCCAGGGGTTCATTAGCCCGTTGTGGGAGAAGGAGTGGGTAGCGGAGGCGAGCGCCTGCCAGATTTGTCTACCGTTGAATGGCAAGCGGGTCCCGGTGAAGGGTTCGTTCTCTGTCGGCGAACCGCCTGCCCATCCTAACTGTCGCTGTGATGTGATCCTTGTGCCGCCGAAGGTTCAGCCTGCGGGTGGCGGTACCGATTGGGCGGGGACCGCGTTCACGGCGCTAACGACTGTTGATGACATCGCCACGCTAGGGCAGATCGGGCGATATGGCATCCAGCAAGTTCGAGAATGGCAGCAGGCCTACAGCATCGCGACGGGCAGCGGGGAGGCGCGCTCGTTCCAAGAGTGGTTCGAGGACGTTATCGAACCGGACGTTACGGTCTTCGCGGATGAGGGTCCTCGGCTTACGTTCGATGAGATCGTAGATAAGGCTGAGGAGATATTTGATCGGGGTATGGCGATCGCTGAAGAGGCTGGACGCGATCCTATGTGGGAAGAAAGCAACGGTAGTTTGGGTGACGCACTACTAGGCGCTCTCTACGAATACACAGGTTTCGATGAACTTCCTGTTCTTCTTCAGGAGGATGAGTTCGACAGATTATCGGTCGGCAACGAAGTCATTTATCGCGGGTTCTCCCGATACCGCTGGCCCGGTGGGGAACTTTCGCCGGATCAGATGATGGACATGCTTCGCTACGGTAGGTACTTCCCTGGGCAGGGGGTCTTTGGTAACGGGACGTATGCGTCGGCTCTCACCCAGGTCGCAATAAGTTACACAAATGTCGGCCCCGACAGGTACACGGGAGCGGGGCTGATACGCATGATGCTGCTGGGGGGCGCATACGCTATCGACTATGACGACCTGGCACGCGAATACAGGAAGTGGCACGACGACAACCCAGGCATACGCAGCACCGCACTTGGGATGCTTCTAGGTGACATAGGAAGATTCGCTGTGGCGAAGGGGTACGACGCTATTACCACAACTGATCGAGAGATCTATGTCGTCTTGAACCGCAACCTACTGGCTGTTTCAGCAAAGCCCGGTCTCGGCCCGAAGACAATCTCAAAGGAGGCACTAGACAATCTGCGGATGAAGGACCTCAGCATCCCGGAGCGCGAGCGCTTCCGTATCGACTACGACGATAAGGCTTACGCGAGTTCACTCGGCTATGACTACATCTTGACGCGAGCGTATAGCCTGGTCCCGACTAACCCATGGCAACCCTTCCCTGAATGGGATGACGATTGACGACGAAGGGAAAGGAAGATAACGGATGTCAGTAGCGACAGACCCGACTAACTCCCGCAGGCTGGCATTGGCCTTAAACCGGGCAGACCTTACCCCCGGCGAGCGGGTAGATGCCGCTGATGCCGCGATGCGCGCCGGAACCTGGGGAGACCTGCCACAATGGTTACGCAACGTAGTCACCGAAACGGAACGGGAACATGGACCTTCTTGATCGCATCAACGCGCTCACCGACGACCAACTCCAGATGGTCGCCGAGCGTGACGATGCTTCCGGTGTTCTCGCCGCCTACCGCCTCGCTGAACTACGCGGCCTACCCTACCCGGACCGTGAGGCTGCGATCCTCGGTGACGGTTACGTTATCGTCGCGCAGAACGGTGAAGTGAAGAAGGTCCCTGTCGATTCGGTCGAGAAGATCATTCGGCAGGAGAACGGCGAATACTGCGTGTATTCGGAGGACGGGTCCCGGTCGTTCGGCTGCTACCCCAGCATCGAAGACGCGGAGGCGCGGCTCCGGCAGATTCATGTGTTCCGGGCTGCGATCCGTGAGGGCTCGTTCGTGTCATGGGGATCGTCGGGTGGTAGGGCGCGGGGTCAGGTTGAGCACATCATGTATGAGGGTGTGTTGGGTGTGCCGGAGTCGGAGTTCCGCATCAACGCCGAGCCGGATGATCCTGCTGTGCTTATCCGTATCTGGCGGCAGACCGCGGACGGGTGGAGAGGAACGGAAACCCTTGTCGGTCACAAGATGTCTACGCTCACTTCGATTCAACCGCTCTCGAAAGAGACGAAGCGCGAAGACGATGAAGACTTTCCTGCCGAGGCGTTCGCCTATGTACCCGACCCTGATCGACCGTCTACTTGGAAGTTGCGACTATGGGACTCGCTGGAAGAGAAGGTAACCGCTGCTCAGGTGGGTCGTGCGCTTGCTGCGCTGGGACCGGGTGGCTTCAGGGGGAATCGTGTGGAGATTCCGGCTGCGGACCTTCCTGCTGTACGCCGGAAGGTTCTGGCAGCATGGCGCAGCGTCCATGAGTCTGATGCTGAGGTGCCGGAGGTACTGAAGCAGGAGTCGTTCACGCCGCCGGAGGGTGTGCAGGAAGCGGCGCAGCGCGCTCTTGAATGGATCGCGGAAGGTCACGCGGGGTCGGGGTTCACGGATGTTGGGCGTGCGCGTGCGGCGCAACTCGCGCGTGGCGATGCGGTGTCGGAGACGACGATCCGCAGGATGCGTTCGTTCCTGGCGCGGCATGGCGTGAACCGTGAGAAGCCCGGTTGGAACGCTGGGGATGAGGACTTCCCGAGTGGCGGTCGGGTTGCGTGGGATGCGTGGGGTGGCGACGCTGCCGTAAGTTGGACCGAGTCCATTGTTGGACGACTCGACAACGATGAGAAGCAGTACGACCCGGACGATGTTCTGAATCCGCGTCAGCGCATGATGTACGAGAAGTTCGAATGGATCGCCGAGACCCTTGGCCCGTGGGATGGCGGTGTCGGCGCTGACGGCGCGCACTACATCCCGGCGAGCGATAACGTATTCGCTGATAAGGGAATGAAGTGCGCTAACTGTGTCTTCTTCGAGGGTGGTGGCGGCTGCGAGATTCTTGACATGGCTGTCGAGCCGGAGGCTGTCTGCAAACTCTGGATCATCCCGGAGGATCAAGTCAAGGCCAGCCTGAAGACGCTCAGTAAGGATTCGTCGTTCTTGCGGAAGCAGGCCGCGCGACGGTTCACGCTCGGCCCGCTGTATGTGCCTGACTTCATGGATGCGCACGGTGAATGGACTGACTCTGACGAGTTGCAGCAGGCCGTGTGGGGATGGGTTCAGTCGGGCGATAGGACGATCTATCTTCAGCACGACAAGGACGTGAAGGCTGGCGAGTGGGTCGAGGTCATGACGATGCCTCAGCCTTGGACCGTCGATATGCTGGACGGCAAAGGCAACGCTATCGGGAAGATCACCTATCCTGCCGGGACGGTGTTCCTCGGGGTCATTTGGGACGAGAAGCCTTGGCAGGATATTGTTGCTGGTCGGCTGCGTGGCTACTCGATCGGCGGCTTCTCTGACCGCGTCCTTGCTGATCTGCCTGAAGAGGCCGCGCGAGATGGGGTGGAGATGGATGGCTAAGACTATTCGCCCAGGAACCTACGTCAAGGTACTGACCGACGATGACCGTATTCGGCACGCACGCGTTACGGCTGTCGCGGACCAAGACAACATCACCGTGCGCCTCGGCACCCCAAAGACGAGCGCTTCAGCAGTATTCGATGCTGACCGCGTAACGTCCACCACGACGAGGGGCACTATCTTCCAAGAGGACTAACGCGTAATCGTTCCCGGTTCCGCAGTAACAAACTCATGTATCATAATCCATGAAGTAGGAGGTGCGGTTTGGCGCGCAAAGCCCCAAAGATGACTGAACTGGTTATCGAAGAGACATCCGGTGTGGATCATCCGGCGCATCTTCATGAGGGTTGGCTTGTCATCAAGGCATCGAATACTGAATCTGTGGCAGATGTGCTCGCCGCTCTGCCCGAACCGTTAGGAGAGAGCATGTCTGACGACCCCACAGAGGTCACGATCGAGACTGACTCCGAGGTTACGCTGGCAACCGAGGACGAGAAGGCTGAAGGCATGGAGCCTGAGTCGAAGCAGATGGAAGAGGAACTCGCGATGGCGCAGGCGCGCATTGCTGAGTTGGAGGCTCGCATTTCTGAACTCGAAGGTTCAGAGAGTGAGGACATGATGGAGGAGGCGACCGATCCGGTTGCTCTCGCGAAGTCTGCCCCGGAGCCGATTCGTAAGGCGATGGAGGAGTTGGCTAAGGCTAAGGCTGAGGCTGAGACTGCTCTCGCTAAGGAGCGCGAGGACCGCGCGGATGCCGACGCTATCGTGAAGGCCCGTGGCGCGTTCAAGCACCTGTCGCTGGACGCCGAGAAGGTTGGTCCCGCGCTGCGTCGCCTCGCAGGAATTGACGCTGATCTGGCGAAGTCCGTCGAGGACGCGCTCGTTGCTGCTGATGCGCAGAACGAGAGTGCCGACATCTTCACCGAGGTTGGCAAGGGTTACGTCCCGTCCGGTGACGCGATCCAGAAGATGACTTCCCTCGCGAAAGCAGCGGTGAGCGAGGGTAAGGCCGCAACAGTTGAGCAGGCTATGGCTCAGGTGGCTATCGACAACCCTGCGCTTTACAACGACTACCTGACCGAGAAGGGAGCCTGACAATGGCTTTCGAGTTCTCTAACGCAGCGGTCAAGACCACGTTCACGGCTGGCGAGGACCTGTCTGCGAAGCAGTACCACTTCGTGAAGATCGACAACGGTGACGGCGATGTCGTCGCGGTGTCGGGTGCTTCGGATCGTCCCATCGGTGTACTTCAGAACGCCCCGACCGCTGGTCAGGCTGCTGAGGTCACCATCGTCGGCGGGACCAAGGTTGAGTGCGGAGGCTCCGCTTCGTTCGGGCAGCCGCTCTTCGCTTCGGCTTCCGCTACTGCCGTTACGCTTGCGTTCGGCACGACCGCTTCAGCCGCGTACAGCGTCGGCACGTTCATCGAGAACGCTGCTGCTGGTGCTGTCGCTGCTGCCGTCATCGACTGCGCTAACGCTGCGCGTGGCCTCTAAGGAGAGATAGACAATGCCTCAGCCCACTAGCAGTCAGGTGCATGTTGATGCAATCCTGACCAACATCTCAGTCGCTTACCTTCAGCGCGCCGAGAACTTCATCGCCGACAAGGTGTTCCCGGTCGTTCCGGTGGACAAGCAGTCCGACAAGTACTTCGTCTACTCGAAGAACGATTGGCTGCGCGATGAGGCTCGCGTCCGTACCGATGGTACCGAGTCTGTCGGCTCCGGTTACAACATCACGACCGACACCTACTACGCTGATGTGTACGCGATCCACAAGGACATTGGCGATCAGACGCGTGCGAACGCTGACGCTCCGATCAACGTTGATCGTGAGGCTGCCGAGTTCGTCACCCACCGTCTCCTGACCCGTCGCGAGATTCAGTTCGTGAACGACTTCATGACGACGAACAAGTGGGGCAACGACGTTACTGGTGTTTCGTCTTCCCCGACCACGGGCCAGACGATTCAGTGGAGCGACTACACGAACTCCGATCCGATCGAGGACATCGAGGAGGGTAAGGCTTCGATCCTGTCTACGACGGGCTTCGAGGCGAACACCCTGGTCCTCGGGTACGACGTCTTCCGTCAGTTGAAGAATCACCCCGACCTCGTTGATCGCATCAAGTACACCAGCAGCCAGACGATCACGGAGGACATGCTCGCTCGCATGTTCGACATTGAGCGTGTGCTTGTGTCGAAGTCCGTGAAGGCGACGAACGCTGAGGGCGCTACTGCGGCCTACTCGTTCACCACGGGCAAGACGGCGCTCCTTGCGCACGTTGCCCCGAACCCCGGCATCCTCACGCCGTCTGCTGGCTACACGTTCTCGTGGACTGGTGTGTCGCAGGGCATGGGCCTTACGATCGGTACGTCGTCGTTCCGGCTGGAGTCGCTGCGCGCTACCCGCGTCGAGGCTGAGTTGGCCTTCGACAACAAGGTCGTCGCCTCCGATCTCGGCTACTTCTGGAACACCATCGTTGCCTGATCGGATACTCATAACTGAATAGCGCGGGAGCGGGGTCACTCATCATGGGTGGCTCCGCTCTCGGCTATCTAGGGGCTCTTTACATCTACACTAGGGGCGGGAGGTCACCGCAATGACTTGGTCTTACTCGGGGAATCCGGGAGCGTCGAATCTTGACCACATCCGGTTTCTGATTCAGGACACGGACACGACGGATCAACTGTTCAGCAACGAGGAACTAACGTACCTGTTCAATAGTTACGGGGATGCGTACTCTGCTGCGATCGCTGCTGTCACTACCCTCATCGCTAAGGGCTCGCGCGTGCAGGAAGAGTCGAAGACGGTCGCTGACCTCTCGCTGTCTATTAAGTCTGGCGCGCTAGTGGCGCAATGGGAGACGCTTTTGAAGCACCTGAAGGCCGAGCGGTTCCGACTGAGTCCCGCCGCTCCCGTCATTAACTCGAACGCGATCGTGCCGACTGTTGAGCGGGTCGAGGAGGATGAATCGACGGACTTCGTGGTCGGTCAGATGGATAACCGCACATGAGCCTAGAGAAGACTTTCCGCGAATTGTTCTCGCAGACGGTGACTCTCTTCCCGCCTACCGCGTCCGGCTCTATCGACAAGTACGGGAAGCGCACCTTCAGCGCATCAGCGAGCGTTTCGGCGTGCGCGCACTATGTCTCTGAGACGATGCTGCGTCGGACGCCGGATGGTCGCGAGGTCGTCGAGGATGGAAGGTTCTACCTGTACGGCGTGTTCCCTGTCACGACCGACTACAAGATTCGGCTCGAAGACGGTGCGGAGCCGATCATCGTCGCGGTCGATACGCCATACGATCAGAACGGCGCACACCATACGGTCGTTCACGTAGGGACGCGGCAGGCATGACAGCGGTAGGAGGTGCCTGATGGCGACAGTAGGAGTGCAACTTCGCGGTATGGACAAACTCATCAAGATCACGGAACGCGTCGATGGTGGTGAGAAGATACTTGCTCAG